CAGAGATTGAATTTGCGATAACAAACTCTGGTACAGATCATTGGGTATTCAGTGGTGACACTATTGATGGAAACCAGAATGATCCCACCCTATACGTCTACGCAAATACAACTTATAAATTTAAAAATAATGCCAGCTCAGGCACTAATGCTTTTCATATTCAAGTAGAAGAGCTAGATGGTAGTTGGAGTTGGACAGACGCAGCTAGTGAAGAAGGTGTAACGAACAACGGTGCAACTGGAGGTAATACACTTACTTGGAAAGTTCCAAATTCGGTAGGTACTGCTGTTAACGGTAAGTCTTTTAAATATCTAAGTAAGTCTAATGGGAGTATGACGGGTTCGATCTATGTGATCGGAAGCCCAGGAGCACCTGTTAACTACAACATAAAGACAGGTGGTAGCGCCTCAGACTCTTATCATGGATTCCAGGTAACAGGTCATCAGGCAACTTCTTCTAGTTCTCCTTTGTCTACATTTGGAAGATATGGAGCTGGCGGCAACTACACCGTAATTAATGGTGGTGGTAGTGATATTTTTCAAGTTGAATCTGGTTGTATAGCAAGTAATTTCGTAAAAGGAAAGGTAACTCTAAGCAGTTATGATACTAATTTAGTCACTCCTGGAGAGTTAAAAATTGAAGGTGGTGGAACTTCTAACACTACTGGTTGCACGATTAAAGGAGCAGCAACAGCTAATCAAGTTGCTAATTGGACATTAGAATTACCTGGTAACGTCGCTTCAGCAAATAATCAAGTATTAAAATCAACTACTGCTGGTGTGACGTCTTGGGCAAATACCATAGACACCATTACAGATGACACCATAACAGAAGCTAAGTTAGATATAAGTAATACAGCTAGTGATGGTCAATATCTTCAATATAAAGATTCAACGGATAAGTTAACTTGGGCAACTGTATCTACAGACCCAACGACAACATCCGGTACTAATAATTTCACTGTTGCTGACGGCGATCTAGTAATAGGAACTGCTGGTCACGGTATTAGTTTTGCAGCCACTGCTGACACCAGTAAAACTGGTGCGACAATGGCAAATGAGCTCTTTGACGACTATGAAAAAGGAACATGGACAGCTGACCTTAGATATAACTGGTCTGGAGACTGTGGATTCTCTTCTGCGCCACAACAAGACGTAGGTACTTATGTAAAAATAGGGGACATTGTTCATGCCCAGTGTTATGTATATAACTTCACCATGAACTCAGGTGAAAACTCAGATGCAAATATAAAAGGACTTCCATTTATTGCTGCAAACGTTAATGAACATTTTTGGCTAGGTAATATTACTTATTCAAATGCCTTTAATGAAACAGATGTTCATGCTCTTTATCTAAACAAAGGTGATGATAATATGAGACCAACTCGAAGCGATGGTGATGCTGCTCCTCATTGGAATCCCGGATCTAGTCGTTACTTCATGATGCAAATCACCTACTCAACTTAATTATGGCAATTACAAAAACAATAGATAACGATAAATATGAAATCGTTAATCACTGGGGTATTCAAATTAGAACAGCCACAGTAATCAAAGAAGATGGTAATGAACTGAGCAGAACATTCCATAGAAGAACACTTACTCCAGGTGAATTAAAAGGTGGTACTGGATCTGATAAACAGGATTTAGTATTAGATGATATCTCTGGAGAATCTGCTGAAGTTCAAGCTATATGTAATGCAGTTTGGACAGATGCCGTTAAAGAAGATTACCGTCAACACCTGATAACTATTAGACCTTCGTAAATGGAAATACCTTCTGCCAATTTACCTAAAGCTTTAGACATCCCTCAGATGTATCTAAAACAGCCTACAGCAGACGTTCCAGCCTATAAGCCTATATTCATCCCACCAAGTGATTTGGAGCGTCCAGAGGGTACACAGAAGGCGAAGGAGAAGGAAACGACAGAACAACCACCTAAACCTAAATTAGAAATACCTGTATTAGATATACAAATGCCACTCCCTACAGCAGAAGTAATGGTTACCGCTGTTACTGCTGCTTTAGGTGCTGTAGCTACAACTACATTGGCACAACCTTTATTCGAACAAATTAAAAAGTTTGTAACGAAACAGCTAAACAAACGCATTGAAGCATGGAAGAAAAAAAGGAAGGAGAAACTAAGAAGGGACTCCTTGGCAAACTAAAAGATGCCGCTGAGGACCAAGAACACCAAATCCAGATCCTTGGAACATTCGTCAGGCTTGGCGTTGTGGTTTGGTCTGGCTTCATAATAACAATGAATTACGTAGAGTTACCTATGATAAAGAAAGCTGGGAACTCAGATATCACGTTCGTGGCAAGTGTGTTTACGGGTGCATTGGCCACTTTTGGCTTGTCCACTGGTAATTCTAAAGATAAAGGAACACCCGTCAATTGTCCTATGGCTAAAAAGAAGGAAGAATGAACAAATGGCTATTACTCTTCCTACTGTTATCCCCCTCGGTAGCAAGAGCAGAGTTAGTTACTCCCCAATTCACCCAGGGGTCGATGAACTCAACGACAACAACAACTCAAGATATAGAAGAAGATATAACGATAACGACTTACGGATCAGCATTGAACAAATGGTCTGGGGACAATATAACCCATACCTCAACTTCATCAGGAGGTATCGTGGATTCAGATTCAGTCTTCACGCTAACAACTCCTGGCTCAGATTTCTCACTAGAGATAGTCACAAGAGCCGCAAGTCAGGTACTAGAAGTAACAGAAATCGAAAGAACAATCGAAACTACTGCTACTACTACCTCCTTATCGGTCTTCTCGCAATAGGATGTACACCTGCTTATGCAGAACCAGAAGTACAGAATACCTCAAATCCAGTTGCTGCTGCTACTGGTAACGTTACAAACCAAGCTGTACAATTTCAAAACAATGGAGCTCCCAGCAGACAAATATTAGGTCCAAATGTCAGCTGTAATGGTGCAACTATGACATTCAGTCCATTCTATATGGGCAATCACGTCACACCATACGATGATGTTATGGATCAACAGAGCTATACCGTCAGTGAAAACTGGGGAGCTCAAATTAACTTTATGGTTCCACTTGATGGTTCCTTAGTTGAAAGATGCAAAGCTATCGGAGCTAAACAAGAAGCAAAGATGGCATTGGACTATGAATTAGTCCGAGTAAAAAAT